CACGGCTTGCAACTGGGTACTAAATTGTCGAGTTCGTGTGAACCGCCGCGCCCTGGTTCTATTAGGTGGTCTGCGGCTGTCGCTTCACGTTGTCCGCACCAATGGCACATAGGGCTATCGGCTAGTAATCGTTTGCGGTTTGCTAGGTAGGTTGCGTTGCCGTTATGTGCTGCCACGTTATGACCTTACCCAACTGGCGCGCGCTGTCGCGCTTGCCCTCGGTTTGTGCCGGTGTAGTTTCATGTCGGGCTAATCCTTTTGTGTCGGTTTGTTATCGGTATGTTTGTTGCTGTTCTTAAAGCCTAATAATGTAATGCTCTACCCGACGGGCTGCCTCAATCCGTCTACCTTGCATTACGCCTGATTATGTTTACAGGCCGCCCCAACGCTTGGCGTTATTACTTTCGTCTATCAGTTTTAACGCGCGTTGGTCTAACCATGTTCCCATGGATTAACCCCGCGCCCTGCGAACGGCGTACGGTCTGTTGCTACTGGCCAGTTGTAAGTTCTGTATCTAATCGGTGCGCGACAATAACACAGCGCATAGCACCATAAAGGCAACTGCTAACCACGCTGTACGGTTCATGGTTTATCGCCTCGCGCGCGTACTAAAGCCTCGATTGCTAGCACTAATTCGTCTTGCGCTTGTTGCAGCTCTTTAGTGGTTTCATCTAGTAAACGCTTTATGGCGTCTAACTGTTGGTTTGCGTAGTCACGTTCGCGCGCTATTGCTGTCATATGGTCATGTAACCGGTCGTATTCGTCGTTTGGGTTCCTCATTGTTTCCAAGCCTCGATTACTTTAGACGCCTGGCCCATTGTTAAAGTTTCTAGTATCACGTCGTCGGCGTCTAACAATAATTGCATGGCTTCAAGCGCTGCCAAATCGTCTAACCCTCTACCTTTAGCAAGCGCTTTAATCATGTATAACTGTTTGCTACTGGCATGAACGCCGCCCTCTTTAGGTGTACGCATAGGCGTTATGGTGGCTTCGTGGCCGTCTAACCGCGCTTCAACTTCGTTACGGCTAGCAATAGATTTAGCAACGCCGCAACCCATATAACCAAGTGCGCGCCCTAACGCCGATGTCATACCTACCATGTATTCGCTTCGCTTCGTGTAAGGCGTGTTGCCTGGGAACGGTTCGGCTGCTGACGCTACTACTGGTATTGGGTCTGCTACGTCACGCCACACGGTAACGGTGCAACGAATAAACGTCGAGCCGTCGGGCATTGTGATTACTTGGTTATCGGTTTCTTGTATGCGTAAGTCGGGCCAGCGCTTTAATGCTTCCGCTAGCCGTGTTGGTACGTCTACGTAGTTGTCCAGGTTAAAGGCCATTGGATACCACCACGTCGCAATTCTGAACGCTTAACACTTGCATTACTTTTGCGTATTCTTTCGCGCCGTAGTAGCCAGTGGGTTTCTGTTCGGCGCAAGCCATAAGCACATTTTGCAACCACTCACCAGCGTTTAACTGGTCGTTATCGTAATCGTGCATAGCAACTAGCAACGTAACTTTTTGTAGTTGGGTGTCGGGTGTTTCCACTTTTTCGGTCATGTCGGGTATCTTTCTGTAGTCGGGTTTATTTACTTGTTTGTCACGCTACCACACGCCTGTAGTACGGTGCGTTTGCAGCTCGTTGGTTTCGGGTAGGTCTGATAACGCCCATAGTGCAGCTTGGGGCACAAAATAGCCAGGTTTAGGCACGTCGGCCCGCCAATAACAGGCGCGTTGTATTTCGGTGCTGTCTTTCCAACCTCTAAAACTGACCTCTGTATAGTCATTTAAAACTATGCCCAAAATGTATATGCCTGCCGGGTTATGTGGCTGTTTTATTAGGCAGCCGTTGTAGCGTTCCGTTGCTTTAATTTGGTAGCCCAGTACGTCGTCGTTTGTGGGTTCGTAGGGCTTTATTGTGAAGTCAACGCCGAACCATTTAGCGAACGCGTATTCGGCTACTAAGCCAGTAAACGACGCTTTAGGGGTGTAGCCGTGGGTGAACGTGTCTCGGGCGCCTAGTTGTTTTGTTTGGTTTTCTAGTTCTCGATACAAACGGTTTAGTTCTAGGCGGTCTTGCCCGGTTAAACGGATTGTTACTCTTTCGTTTAGTTGTGCCATGTTGTCGGGGCCTTTAGTGGTTTGCGTTTGGTGCAGGCTTTTAAATCTTTGTGGCTGTATAACTTTTTTGTTGGGTTAGTTTTGTGTGGTGTTTCTTTAAGTATTTGGCCGCAAGCGTCGCATTTCATATGCCAATAATTACGGCCATGGCAGCGGTGATTACTGCGGCGGCGAATTTGTGTTCGTCGCTTGGTGTGCCGTTTAAATACTTTTCTTTTAGTAGTGCTAGTTCGTCTAACAATATTGAGTGGTCAACGGGCTTAGGTGCTGGTACGTAGTTTGGTCTAAATACTTCGTCTACAAAATTTTTAAAGGTTTCTGAATACTTTTCGGTGTACATCTGTCGGGTGCTTTCTGTTAGGCCTGGGTCGGGTATTGGGTAATCGGTCATGGGTTAGGCAACGCCCAAGGGCCGTACCCCGAATTATGCCATATGGCTAATGCGGAGTTTGTATTTACTACGGGGTCGAATAGGTCGCTACAAGTTGTTACTAAGCCTTTTGCCTGTAGCCAGCCGATAGGCCAATATTTGTTAGGTCGGCACCAAAAGCCGTTTATTTGGTACAGGCCGTAACTGCCGCCTGCCGTGTCTTTGGCGTTATACGCGTCAACCTTGCAGCCGCTTTCACGGTAAATAATGCGGGCAACGGTACCCATTTCGGTTAATGGAAAACCCGCTTGTTGGGCTAGTTGTAACGCATATTGGCAGTCTGTTAACGGCGCTTGTGTTGTGGTTGGTGCTGTAGGTATAGGCGCCAAACTGACCGTAACGGGGGGCGTTACAGGCAGGGCGCTAGGCGCGTTGTAAGCGTCGTAGGCGAACGCTAACCCTGAAAGGCTTATAGTGACAGCCGTAAAGATTTTGGCTAGTAGAAAGTTCATGCAATACCCCTTTTTTCGTCGGTCTTAAAACCGTAGTAGACGCTTACGCGCTAGGTGGTGATACTGGCCTTAGCCCTTGTAGATACAGGCTTACAGGTTCGGGGGTTTTGTCGCCTGGGTAATAAAACCAATGCCACGGTTCGGCGGGCATGACCTCTAATGACCAGCCGTAAGCGGGGCCGTGTTCGCACATAAACGCCCACGTTTCGCCTGCCATGTTTGCGTAGTCAACGGCTAAACCTAAGTTATGGCGGCTGCTACCAGGTGCAGCTAGTGGCGCGTTGCCTGGGCGTAAGTAATACTTTTTGCCTTGCCATGTTCGGGTAGACGCGCCCTCGATAGGTTGCAGGGTGTAGCGCTGTAAAAACCCTGCGGTTTGTTGCGCTAATGACCGGTACGTATCGCCTGCAGAAATGGGTTTAAATTGTTTTATACCTGCAGCAAACGCGGCGGCGCGTATTGCGTTGTAGGCGTTAGCGGCGCGCGGGTGCAACTTGCCAAACGGCTTTATATCTACCAACATATTGGCGGGTAGTTCGCCTGGGTTAACGTGCCCCAACGTGGCAGGTAATACCAGTTTTTTTACAGCCGGCACTACTACGGGTTTACGGGGTTGGGGTGCCACTAGTTGGGTCTATCGGTTTACGTTTAAGGCCGTTGGCTGCAACCAGGCCGCTAAGTGTGCCAGTCATAAACACGGTAAGGGTAGATAGCAAGTCGATAAATTGCGCGTCGTTAGGTGACTGTTCTAAAGGTTGTGTCACAAACAATAGACCGTAAACAAAACCTATAACGGTTATTGCAAACGTTACGGCAATAGTGCAGCCGACAAAAACTATCATGCGCGCGTGAAGATAATCTATTTCTGATTTTTCTTTAGCCATTGCTTACCCTTTCGCATTGGGTAATAGTGCTACAACGTGTTAATGCGGTATTGCGTACTTTTAGTGGTGCGTTGGTTCGTGTCGTTTCGCAAGCGGTCAGGGCAAATGCAAGCATGACACTAGCCAAGTAGCGCGTACAGCTCTTCAAGAGTAATACCTAACTTGTCTAACACTGCTTGGCGTGCGGCTTGTCTGTCTTGTTCAATTTTGGCAAGCGCTTTTTGTTCGGCTATACCTGCTTTAATGCCTTCGGGGGTTTCTTCGCCCAGTATTACAGTAATTTCAGTCATTGTTAAGCCTTCGCGTATCCGTAGACCGCGATAGTTCCGGTCATGTTTGTATTAGCAGAATTTAAAATCTTGATACCGTCATAACTTGTAGTCGAGTCTAAAAAGCCAAGTACGGCGCCGCCTGCGTTGGCTGCACCTGACCAAACAGACGTTGTTTGGCCGTTTATA